TCCGACGAAAGTCGGACCATGCTGACAAAGCCGTGTTAGCGACTCTGCTTCGCATGTGTGGGTCAAATCCCTCGCATCTGAGTTGAGTTCCTCAATCGCCCTATTGGACGAAGCGTAGACTAAGTAGGGAGGATGACTCATCCTTATTCGCTTAGGGAACTGGTAAGCGTGTGCTCACACCTCGCGCCCCAGGAGGAAAGTACCTACGAACTTGCGCTTTGGCAGGTCGCGTGGAGGTCGATCTACTGAGGGAGATAGGGGAGCGGATGGTCGTCGACTGTCTGCAAACCGAAATGGAGAGCAGCTACATGGAAGTACAGAGTCCTAGAAGCCCGAAAGCCTACCACACCGCTTAGAAACCGGTGCCATGGTTGAGGCCTGGACCAACTGTTTAAGGTGAACCCTAATCCAAGTGACATTGCCTAGTACTACGGACCCAGATCTGGGTGAATAGTCCAAGTGACAACTGCCCTTAGGGCGGTTCCCAAAACGGGGTTAGTCACGACGGCCGGTGATCTGGAGGCGGTTAGTCCCTTCGGGGATGAGACTGATTAGTCCAGCCGGCGTCCGGGATTATGGACGTAGGAAAAGTGGTGTTGTGCGTAGTCAGACTCCGGGGTCAAACTCGGTAAGGCTGATTAGCCACGTGAAGCCTGATTGGTTTCATTCACCAAAGCCTTCCAAGGCTGGCTGCGGCCCTCTCACGAGGAAACCGAAGTCTAAGAGTGCACATATAGAATTTAACAGTGACAATAAGCACAAATATCAAGCGAACGCTTGGTCGTGCGTATTCTCGACTGCTAAGCTCTTATGCGTCTCTTAGTGCCATGCTCAAGGTAAAACTTGGGCGTCCGGCGGTGGTACACATCCTTGGATGTGTATCGCTGCTGGGACGGAGAGTTAACCTTTCAGTCGTCAAGGTGGTTATCACTACGTTGGCCTCATACCATATGTTGTATAAACATGGAGGAATTAAGTACCTTGTGATTTATCTCAAGGCTTGTTCCTCAATGCTCCAGCAAGTGGTAGGAGGACAGCGGCTACACGATTTGACGCCCTTTGGGGCTAGAGTCGGTCGAACGCATAGTGGGATCCCTTCAATAATTCCCGCTCTACATAGAGCTCGTATTCGATCTGGTTGTATCTGGACAATACGGTTCTGGGCAACTCTATTCGGTCTGTACCGAGTATTGGAGTTCCCTGGAACTGTAAAGATCAGTACGATCACCAAAGAATACGGAGGAGACCCTTCTATGACATACGAATTTAGTCAATTCGTATTCAACCACTTCGTCCATGTGTTGAAGAAACTGTTCCATACAGAGGGAACAGTAACTGATGCACTATGGTCTGAAGAGGGCGAGGGTCCCCTTGAGTTCTTGAAGGGACTGCGAGCCAAACCCTTCCTGATTTCTAAGTCTGGACCCGCGGTGCGTGGAGGTAATATTTCGAGCGGAGCTCAAAGTACATCTCCTGCATCTATTCTTGCTTCAGCATTTACATGGCTTCACAGTCCTCTATACCCGATCTTGCAAGATTGGTGTAAAATGACTGGGAACCAGTGGATGTTGAATCGGATAGAATCTTGGGCCAAAGAGTTGTGGGTTTGGGAAGATTCTCTTCCCTTATCTCCAAGGGGGCCTAATTGCCCTTTTGAAGCAACTAATTGGCTTGGGAAACTTGGGTTCAAACCGGAACCAGCGGGTAAGGTTCGCGTGTTTGCCATGGTCGATCCTTGGACACAATGGATTATGGACCGCCTTCATAAGGCGATCTTTGGTCTATTGGAGCGGATCCCACAGGATGGAACATTCGATCAAGAGCGTCCGATTCGTAATTTGTTTACTTGGAAAAATGTTAATGAGAAGAAATTCTCAAAACCAATTTCCTTGTATTCATTTGACTTATCGGCTGCGACTGATCGCTTGCCTATCGTACTGCAAAAGGTACTACTGTCTCCCTTCCTAACAAGTTGGGGGGCAGAGCTGTGGGCTTGCCTCATGGTAGGTCGGAAGTATCACTGTCCCAAGACTATCAAGTTCGGGAATGGTCCTAAACAGATCGTTTCTGAGCTGGGGTATGTCCAGTATGCAACCGGTCAACCTATGGGTGCGCTCAGTTCTTGGGCGATGCTGGCTTTTCTTCACCATGCAATCGTTCAGTGGTCCGCATTCCGAGCGGGCGTACTAACTACCAATAAACCATGGTACGAGGGCTATGCCGTCTTGGGAGACGACGTAGTCATAGCACGTACTTGTGTGGCCAAGGAATACGCGGGTATTATGAAAGCGTTAGATGTTGGGATTGGAGACCATAAGTCTCTGATTTCACCATCAGGCAAGGCATTGGAATTTGCGAAGCGTACTTTCCTTAATGGAGAGAATGCTTCAATGGTTCCCTTTGCCGAGTTTGTGATAGGTCGACAGAGCCTGTCTGGCCTATTGGAGCTCGTGCGTAAATACTCACTTTCCTTCGGACAGATGCTATCTGTCCTGGGTTATGGGTATCGCGCTAAAGCTTCAGCATCGAAACGCCTTTTCAGTTTACCCAAGCGGCTTCGTAACTATATAATTACGTTCTACGGTCCGGGAGGGCCGGGTTACACAGGTTTAAAAGGGTGGTTACCTTTAAAATCGGTAACTTCCTTATATAAGACCTCTGTGACTCGGGTTCAAGGTCTCTGTAGATTATTCTTCGAGTCTGAGGTAAGACTCATTCTCGAATTCCTAGACTCTTATCGACCTCTTATTGAGGTTGCTAAGAGGTTAGGGACGGTTTACAGAGACCGTGAGCACTATGGCACGACACCGAGGGGAGCCGATCGAGCATCATCGCACTCAGGGATTGAGAGGACTACGCCTAGCGCGGTCGTCGATTCCTTGAATGAGACAGTGTATCGTGAGGCTTTCCTGGATGTGGTCATAGCCAGCCGGGACCTTCGTACCAAGCTAGAGGAAATCTCTATAGAATCCCTTGACTGGGAATCATTAGAGAACTTGTGGGCTCAGTTCCGAGAGATCGAAACTGAGTTTGCG